CGAAATAAACCCCAAGCCCCTAAAGGGGATGTTAAGACCCAGTTATGACTTTATCAGAACAAAAAGAAGCATTACGGATATGGAAGGAACATTGTACCTCGGTGCAAAATCAGACTACCATAAATAAATCAGAATCCAATGCTGATAAGCAACGTCGTATTGATAAGGCTCGTAACGATTATGATTATTTTGTTGCTTATTATTTTCCACATTATTGTACCGATAAGGAAACCGGGAAAGTCATTCCTAATGCGAAATTTCATACCAAAGCAGCCAATAAGCTAAAAGAGAACCGGGACATTCAGGCAGCATTTATCTGGGCACGTGGTCATGCTAAATCTACCCATGTGGACATTATGATTCCGCTTTGGCTTAAATGTCAAAAGAAACGTGAAATAAACGTGATGGTTCTGGTTGGTAAATCCCAGGACAATGCAAATACTTTACTATCCGACGTACAGGCAGAACTTCAATACAACCAACGATACATTAATGATTTTGGTAAACAATATAATGCTGGCAGCTGGACAGAAGGTGAGTTTGTAACAGTAGATGATTGCGCTTTTTTTGCTCGTGGTCGTGGACAGTCACCCCGTGGACTCAGGTACAAAGAGAACCGTCCGGACTATATTGCAATAGATGACTTGGATGATGATGAACTGGTAGAAAATGAAGCCCGGGTAAACAACATGGTCGATTGGGTAAAAGAAGCCTTATTCGGTTCATTTGGTCCGATGGGTGGTCGTTTTATCATGGTTGGTAATCTTATCGGTAAAAATTCGGTACTGGCACGCATAGCTGCTATTGCAAGCGTATATGTTTTACGCATTAATGTGCGAAACTCAAAAGGTGAACCTTCATGGCCTGAGTTCTGGACAGAACTGCGTATCAAAGCAAAAGAACTTTTTATGGGTTATCGTGCTTTCCAAAAGGAATACATGAACAATCCGATTACCGAGGGTGCCGTTTTTAAAAATGACTGGATACGTTGGAAGAAATTTCCACGCCTGGATAAGTACGAAAGCATTGTAGCTTATTGTGACCCATCATTTAAAGGTACAACTAAGAATGATTATAAAGCCATTAAAGTATGGGGTAAAGTTGGAACAGAACTTCACCATATCAAAGCCTTCGTTCGCCAATGCTCAACCGGTGAAATGGTACGATGGTTTTACGATCTGCACGAATCAATGCCGGAAGGCGTAATATGCGATTATTACATGGAGGCTAATTTTCTTCAGGACATTATACTGGACGAATTTACAACTGAAGGGAACTTACGCGGCTATCAATTACCCATCCGTCCGGATATGCGTAAAAAGCCTGAAAAATTCCAAAGGGTGGAAGGCGTCAGTCCTCTTTGGGAACGAGGCTTTGTTTGGTACAATGAGGCAATGCAAACCGACTGTGATATGCTGACAGGTATAGAACAGACATTATCATTCGAAAAAGGAAGCCGGACACATGATGATGCTCCGGATGCTGATGAGGGTGCTATATACATATTGCAGAAACGTACCCGTGCAGAAATCTATGCACCGTCCGTTGGTCGCCGCCAATCATCAAAGAATTCATGGTAATTCGTGTAATTCTCCCGATAGCTATCGGGATTAATTCGTGAAATTAGTAATTAACAAATAACACACACAATGGTAAAAATGTATTTCTGGTTAATAAACCAACGTCAAAAAAGCAGAATGCGTCGGGCAATCCGCAAAGCAAACTGGATGTTTGAAAAAACAGGTGCTAAATTCTTTTGCCTATGGTATAAAGGCCGTCCGCTTGTCAAGTCAAAACAAAACCTGAAAGAACTTATTAAGGATGGTACTTTTAAAAAAGGCATGACCATTCAGGATATAGAAGCACTGGCATTCTTTTGCACTCGCTAACTACCAACTAATAAATACCAACTATTATGTTTTTAACTTCAGAAGATTACTCCGCCGTTTGCGATGCTGCCACACTCGATGTCATTCAACAGTCCGACGAAGCTACACGCCAACGAGCCGAGGTGTATGCCATAGAAGAAATAAGTTCATACCTGAGGGCACGTTACGATATGATAGCCTCCTATACAGCTACCGGAGAAGATCGTAATAAGCAACTGGTAATGATAACCTGTGATGTGGCCTTATATCATCTCATTGCCTGGCTACCTAAAAGAATGGGCTTTGAAATTCGCTCCGAACGCTACAAACGCGTCATTGAAATGTTGGTAGACGTACACAAAAAGTTGGTACTTGATCTTCCAACGTATACCGATCCCATTACAGGTGAAACTGACCTGGCAAATCCGGTTAAATTCGGTTCGTGGAAAAAGAACCGAAATGACTGGTAAATACCCGACTACAAACTAATAACTACCCACTAAAATGAAACTTTCTCCTGAAATGCTCCTCGCTATGGATAACGTGAAACAGGAACGCGTAAAGTCCATGATTATAGAATTGGCTAATCGTACTCAATATCTGACTAAAAAAGACATTGGCGATTGGCGTAAAGCATGGCAACAGGCTATTCATGTTGAACATCCGTGGCGTGCCCGTTTATACGATGTGTATACCGATGTTGAAATTGACCTGCACCTTACAGGAGCTATCAGCCAACGTAAAAAATTCGTACAACGGAAATCCTTTAAAATAGTTGATAAGAAGTCTAAAAAAGAACTGGAGGATATAACTGAACTTTTCGAAGCCGAATGGTTTAAAAACTTCATTTCTTTGGCACTGGATTCTATGTTCTGGGGTCACTCGCTTATTCAGTTTGGCGATATCATTACCGTTGATGATAAACTTCAATTTAAGGACACAACATTAGTACCTCGCAAACACGTTGTTCCTGAATATGGTGTTATTGTCAAAGAAATTGGCGACTTGCCATCAATGGGTATTGATTACCGATCAGGTGACTTGGCGAAATGGTGTATCGAAGCCGGCGATCCACAAAGCTTAGGTTTATTCTTGAAACTGTCTCCCCAGGCTATCAGTAAAAAAAACATGCTCGCTTTTTGGGATGCATTTGGCGAACTCTTTGGTATGCCTATCCGTATTGGCAAAACTACCAGTCGGGATGCAAAAGAAATTACAAAAGTCGAAAAAATGTTATCCGATATGGGTGCAGCTGCTTGGGGTCTTTTCCCCGAAGGTACTGAAATTGAAATTAAGGAAACAACCCGCGGGGATGCTTTTAACGTCTACGATAAACGTATTGAACGTGCTAACTCCGAAATGTCAAAGGGGGTTCTGAACTCAACCATGACGCTTGACAACGGTAGCTCCCGGTCACAGTCCGAGGTACATTTGGAAATCTTACAAAATGTGATTGAAACCGATGCCGACTTTATTCGTGACCTGGTAAACAATCGACTGATTCCATTTATGATTATGCATGGTTTTCCGGTTAAAGGCGTTCGTCTCGACTGGAATAGTGCTATTGATTATACACCTTCCGAACAAATAGCGTATGAAAAGATGCTGTTAGATTCCGGTTATGAAATTGATCCCGAGTATTTCAATGAAAAATACAATGTGAAAATTACAGGTAAAAAAGAACCGGCTAAACCAACACCACCTGTTCCACCGTTAGATAAAACCAAACTCAATTTTTTCGCATAAGCCCTGAAACGAATTCAGGGCTTAATATAGATTTTGAAAAACTTTACTTCAATAGCGACACGCAGCTAAAGCAACTCACTATTGACAAGGCTATATCTTCTCCAAAGTTTGTTCCTGCTTTGGAAAAATTAGCACGTAAAGCATCCGGTATAGTTGACAGCGTATGGTCAGCTGTAAATACCGAAATGCCAACCGAACTGTTCAATAGTTACAATAGCAATTTGCACGTGGGTATTGGCGATGCATCAAACTTGCTAAAAAACAATACAAGCCGAATGGCAGCGGCCAAAACTAACTATACCATACAACAGCTGCAGCAAGCCAAAACATCCGCAAAAGATAATAAGGATGAGTTTTTAAAACAGGCAAAAATAGTATTAGGGCGTGCTAACAGTACCCAGGCAGCCGAATACAATACCGCCGTGCATCGTGCCCGTGTAGTTAAGCAATGGGAGCAGTTCCAGGGAGAACGCCATCTATACCCAAATATAGAATGGCTACGCACACGATCAGCCACGCCACGCGAAATACACCTGGCATACGTTGGGCGTATATGGCCAATGAACGACCCGTTTTGGAGTTCTAACCAGCCCGGATGTACATGGAACTGTAAGTGCTCATGGAAAACAACTGACTCCAAACCTACCGAAAATAATAATCTCGTACAGGTCGAAGCATCGTCAGGCTTGGAAGGAAACCCTTATTACACCAATGAAATATTTACGGACAAACATCCGTACTTCAGCCGCGTGGCAAAACACGTTCCTAGTCTTGGACCATTACATAACCCTGATGATATTGCGTACCTGAATAAGGTAGAAAATGGAATAAAATGCCAGGTACATTTCAATGCTCAAAAAGAGTTTGAAGCGGTAAACAAACAATTTTTACCGCTACTTCAAAAAGCAGGTTACAAAAATATACAGTTCTTACCTATAGTTGAAAGTCACGAATTTGAACTCCGAAAACGTTACTTCGGAAAATACTGGGAAAGTAAAAAATGTGCGGATGTACATGCTGATGGATTATTTGTAGAGCTGAAAGAAGTTAAGGCAGGTAGAAAAACACGTAGAAATATTATTAGCCAAATTGGAGATGCTGCAAGTAAAGCGGATGAAGTGATTCTAATTTCAGGTAAGAAATATGATTTTAAAATGATTGCCAATACGGAATTTAAAAAGTATTCAACTTTAAAAAGGATTACCTTCTTTTTTGGCAATGAAATGTTTAAATTTATTCCTTAAAATACGGACGGCAAACACAACCTAAGTCATATTTGCCGTTTCGGCGTCCACGTGCGCAACGCAGACACCACAAAAGTAATACATTATTTCTAATTGTGTTCTATTGTTTTCAAAAAGTTTACTTCATGAATCAAAACGACTTGATATTAAAGCTCGAAAATATTCCCGGTAAGATAAAATCGGCATTAAGCGATGTGGCTATAATTACCGGAAAACAGGCGGTGGATCTGTTTAAAGAAAACTTTCAAAACGAAGGGTTTAAGGATGGGACTCTAAAACCGTGGAGAGAAGTGAAACGTCGGCAAAATCCAAAAACGAAAGGGGCGGCTGCCAGCCGGAAGATACTTACAGGCGAAACGGGCGATCTGGGTGAGAGTATTAAATATAAAACGATTGGTAACGCTTCGGTAAGCATCTACAGCGATAAAGCTTACGCACAGGCTCAAAACGAAGGTACTACCACCGCCGGTCGTGGAAACAAAACAACTATACCGGCACGCAAATTTATGGGGCAAAGTGCCGAGCTCGACAACATCGTAAAAACTGAAATAGAAAAGAAACTAAACAACCTATTTAAATAACGTTTAAACCATGCGGAAACAACTTTATCAATCCATTATTGCCCAGCTAAAACTAATTCAATTAGACGTTCAGGGAAAATACATAACTGCAACAACGCTCGACAACGCCAAATCAGCTATCCGAACTTTCGATGTTTGGAATAATAATATTCGATACATTGCGGACGAACTTCCATTTGCTTTACCTGCCGTTTTCCTGCAGTTCCAACCCATACAGTGGGAGCAACGCAGCAAAGGCGTACGTGCCGCCGATGTGGGCCTTACATTGCATATCATCACCGCCAACCGTGCACCATCTTCCAACAAGGTTGGACACGAGACACAAGCCCTGGCATTCTTTGACTTACTTGACGCTATTAATGCAAACCTATATGGCTTAAAATCCGACTTCTTTCGGAACCTCGTTTCAACATCCTCTGCCACCGATCACGATCACGACGAACTGATAGATAGTCAGGAAACGTATACCGTACAGCTAACTGACAAATCAGCCGTTAAGGTTCTGCCCACTGTAACGGCAACACCGGTTGTAAGTGTTGGATTTAATTCATAAAAAAACCCTGAGCGGATCCGCTCAGGGTTTTATTATATACTTCCTAATATAATACGTTTATCTGTTCTTCCTGGCTTGTAATATATGTCACCACTTATTTCAGTTGGTATTTTATAAACAAGTTTCGTTGTCTTTTTTATTAACGGATTAATTTGATCTAACATTAGTCCCCAACCATCGGCAATTATAGTCTCCGATTTATCAAACTCATAATCTTTCCCATTATAATTTATAAATAATGAACCATCTACTATCATCCTACTTTCATTATCTATATTTTTAAACGTTACATTTAAAACAATATACTTTGAACCTTCTTCTTCTTTAAGGTCTGAAAATTCATTTCCAGTATCTACAAAATTTCCAACACCAACTTTGTTTACAGTAATTTCAAAATAATCAGTTTTAAGAACCTGACCTATGCTTATAGCTTCTGATTCTGTTTCAATTTTACCTTTTTTGGCGTCATTACATGTCCCTAAAATAACAACCATTATTAAAAAAACTATTGAAGGAATAGCGCAACCAACTCCAATTTTGTTTATAGTTGGTTTATCCTTAAAAGGAACTTTCAGTTTTTCCTCTTTACTCAATTTATTAAATTCTGATGCTTTCATATTATTATTTTTTAAAGTGTTCACAAAAGTAAAGAGTTTCCCCGAATAAACAAGGAAACTCTTTAAATTATTTAACCATTTTCATAGCGGTGTCAATATCGGGCAGCATATTCCGTATCAAATCGAAAGCATAATAGAACACTTTATCGCCTACCATTTCAGGATTTAAGCACTGTTGTATCTCAAGTAATTCATCTATTGTTTGCTGCCAGTTTTCACCCGGGTTACTATTACATTCTACTGTAATAATGTAACTTTTATCTTTAAACTGTACCATTATCAGCCTCCTTTTCGGTCACTCTATTAAAACAACCTTTGCAACGTATAACGTAATCAACCACTATGCCAACGCTATTTATTATCACAGCACCTGAATGGCGTACATTCTGCCTGTCGGCACATTCACAAACCAGCGATGTTCTGTAAACCACATGCCCGGCGTGTAAATTCCGTTCAATATACTCCGTTACCTGGCTCTTTTGGCACACATACACCCTGCCCACATTGGGCAACATACGGATTTCTCCATTAAATGCTCCTGTTGTCATCATACCGTGTGTCCTCCCAACAATTTATTGGTTAAACTGGCTCGCAATTCACTGTTATCAATCCGGCATACGTCCGAAAGTATAGATACCATCCGTTCCCGTGTTATTCGGTTATGGTTGCGTTTAGCAGGTAATGCCAATGTTTCAGGCTTTGAAACCTCATACTTTCCGCTTTTGCGTAGGCTCGGCAATACTTCACCGGTTACCCATTTTCGGAATAATTTTGCTTCAGGTTTTCTACTTTGAAAAATGAGGTTGTACAAACCACTCTCATTTACAAACCACATTTCACGATTTTGACCTGACGTCGGTACTACCGACATCAGCTTTTCATCTTCATCAAGTCGAGTCATTACATCACGATTGTTTGATATACCAAGTATATCACACACATCTTTTGAGATAAAATAAGCTTGATTGTTGATCACTTCAACTCGGATGAGTTGGTTGCTAGGATTGAAGGTAAAAACCTTCGGCAAGTTAATAACTTGCATTTCGTTCTTTTTGACGTTCATGTTAAAAGAATTTAATTGTTAGACATAAAAAATACCGTTGGAGGTGAACGTCACTTACAAGCGGGGCTTGTTAAGTCGCCAATCCTTTCGAATTGGACCCTCCAACGGCTTTTTATGCCTTTCCCCAGAATGTAAGTAACGTTCGGGGGCAAAATTAAATAAAGTTT